TTACCACACTCTCCAATATCCTCCTACACCAACATAAGGAGACAATCCATTCCTACCAATACCATATCCGGCTATCACACCGATACCCCATCTACGAGGTTTCTCCCGAATGATGATCTTCTCGGGATAAACCCAGATGCTATCCAATGACGGCTTATAACCAGATACCCAAGCACGATAGTTTTCTGTTTGGTATTCCTTCTGCGATATGGGAACAGGAATATAAACTGTCTCGTGGATCGTATCGCCATCCAGGGTTATATAGACAGGGAACAGTTCTGGTATTTCTTGCACAACAGTCTCGATCACGGGATAAGGAATACTGTCGCGAACCGTGTCACGGATGCGGACGGTATCAGCTACAGGCGTGAAGCCCCATGTTTCCCGTCGCCCATAGCTGTAACCAATTACAGAACATATTGCTGCAGTCAGCAATATGATGAGTATAGCTTGCCAAGCTTTCATAGCAATTCCCAGCCATCAATCACATCACACATATCCGCCTCCTGTCCGTTCTCGACCTTCGACATAGCGGCGACTATTCGGATCATCATCTCCCTATTGTCTGTCCGGATTGGATCGTCAGCTGGGATTCCAGATCTTTCCGATACGAAAGATATATAGTTTGCCGTATCATTCTCATTTTTAGGCGCCCATCTACTGATCATCTGACGTATCGTGTTCAGCTTATAATTTATCTGATAATTGCGCAGGATCTTGAATATAGCTCGATAGCCGTAAGACATGCTCTCAAATTGTTTGAACTCCTTATCTTGTGAAGGGATAACCTCGCCCTGGAACTTATCCCCGTTAATCCGGATATTACCCGGATTGTTATTTCGATAACCTCTTGATTTTGCCATAAACTTAACTATTTAACCGATGATAAAAATCCAACTTGATATTCTCATAAACAGCAGAAACATTCGTGAATGCACGTTTGTTGTTGGCTCCTGATTCATTATAGAGCTCTCCTTCTACTACCTTGGCCACCCATTCCACCCAATCCGGATTTGTATATTCAGATAGCCGCTTACCACGATAATGATAGCTATCAAACCGACTATTCCTATCCTGATACAGATTCGTGAGTAATGTACGTATCTTCTGGGCTGTCGCCTCCCTATCAGCGATATGGTTCTCTTCCCGAACTCTCTTAATCAATCGGCAAACCTTTTCTGTGGCCAAGTCAAAATAGACATTGCTGGTATTCTTTATCCTGAGCTGTGTTTCCGGAATCAAACCTTCTGCAATATCAACCATAGTTTCGAGATTCTTATTTGCCTTCTCCTGTACATCAGTAATCTTCTCACCAAATTCTGTAAAGATTCGTTCTGTCAGATTCTTGTAAGATATCATGTTCCACACTAATACTCCTATGGCGAATACAAGGAAAAAAGCCGCTATGACCACCAAGATTCCATACTCGCTGATACCTTTTGCTACCTGTAATGCTGCTTCTGTCTGTTCCATGTTTTTCTAATGAAGGGCGGCCTGTCACACCGCCCAATTGATAACCTAAACTACCTAAAATTAATCCAAATGAATTACTTCATCTTTCGGCTTGAATAATTCCCAAACAACTTTAACCAGGTCATAAAAACCACATCCGGATAATCCGGCTGCAACTCCACAAATAAGCGTCTGCCACCAAATAAGTCCTGCCAGCGGTTCCGAGATTTTCAGTACCCATGCCAGCATACAGACAATAATTCCCACGCCAACAGAAATACCGATCTTTGCAATCTTGCTTCCATCAATAGATGGGATCAGCTTGAAGATCTGTGTCACTACGGATGAAATGACAGTAACGATACCTGTAAATGTGGAAAGATCAAGAATAATTTGAGTTCCCTTATTACTTACTTCTGTTTGTGCAAATACACCACACACAAAGAGCATCAGCATGCTCATAACCAAAACAATCTTTTTCATAAGACTAAAAAATTTAAAAGGGTTAAACATATTTGTTATTTCACGACTTTCACATAATTATCTACCAAGCCAGCCAAGTCCTGTACGATCTTCACTCCTTGACTGTCGCGTATGCACTCATAAATCACTTCATCCTGAATGTATATCTTACCCAATTCTAACACCATGCCTTGGAACTGGGGGTTATGATCTTCATTATAAGGAATAGGATCTTCTTTTGTTCCGGCGTGATATGTAACCTCGTGCCAAAGAGAGCTTTGTTTGTCAGGTGCCCAGTTTTCTTGAGTAGTATGGTCCTGATCTACTTCATACAGCTTGTCGAGATGCTCGTATCTTTCTTCTTTTTTTACAGAAAGACCTACTTCCCATTTTGGATACATAGACTTAACCTGAACGGCTTCTTTTTCGGATAAATGATAATTATTTATATTGTTTGATATAAATGACATGTCATTCTGAATCCGTAGAATGTCGTTAAATGAAGGATCAAAACCACTATCCGAAGTCCATATATCACCTTCCTGTAAAGGTTCGTCTTTCATGCGCCATTCCTGTACGAAGCAGGCATCGTATTCACGATACACGAAGTATTCTGATCCTTCGGGTTCTTCAACTTCACATACAGGCTTGTAGCCTTGTTCTTTAAGTTGCTGTTCAGTGAGTTTACCTCCTATCTCCATACCTTTCTCGACTTCTTTTATGTCGAGATTATTATTAATCAATTTTCCGTATTTCATTTTTGACTTGAATGTTGCCGTTAATATTCCGTTTCTTTCTTCTATTCTTAGCCTTCCGTAATCGCTTAGCATATAATATGGGATTGTATTTTGAAATAAATTCAGATACATTCGTTAGAGATAACTTTCCAGGTCGATATTCTTCTTTGATTGTGCATATCAGCCTATTATTAACATCTCGAAAGAATACCCATTCCGAATAATACATCTCTATCAATCTTATAGCGTCCTTCTTAATATAATAAGAAGCAGTCCCATTCATTAATCCAAAATAGCTATTCACACTTTGCTGAAGCCGGTAGGCGTTATTCAATGAAGGGCTTCGAATATACTTTTTAATCATAGCATATAAGCCATATCGGATTCGATTTGATATATAAGCCCTACCCGGTTTAACGACTCGGCCACAAAATTTAACTCCATGCTGATAAGGTTGTATATAGAACTTATTAGGATGTAGTTCCAATTTCATCTCGGATAGAATCGCTTTGATTTTATTCCTTGTTTCAACAATTATCTTCGATGATCTTGCCACGATACATAGATCATCAACAAATCGGGTATATCTTATTCCGGAAGACTGAATTATATCATCCATAGGAGCTAAAAACAGATTCGCTATTAGCTGTGAGTAATAATTACCTATTGGAAGTCCTTTTCCAGCTTTAACGCTAAATAAGCTTTTATTGAGCGGAACATGATCCCATTTTTCGATGGGAGATCTTCGCTCACAGTCCGATGTTGGATTATGGAAGATAAGAGTCTTAATAAGATTCAGCATAAAACACTTATCTGACTCGTTATAATATTTGTCTGCATACATAAGGAATATGTCATAAGCCATCTGTTGATCGATAGACATAAAGAACCCTTTTATATCCATGGTAGCCACGAAACAGGGCTTTGTATAGCATTCAGAAGCCTCTTTAATATTATCCTGAATCTGTTTATGAGCGGTCAAAGTCGAATAGCCTATGCGATTGCCATGACTTACGTTTTCATTATTCGTATGCACCTGTTCGCATACTATATTGATCATTCTGGCTACATAATGGTGGACTATTCTATCTGTATAGTTGGCTGCAAAAACTTCCCTGTACACCGGATAGTCCAACACAAAACATATACTTGTTGTAGGTTTGTATCCGTTCTTGATTCTATCGATCAAATATCTCAATTGGCTTAAATGGAAATGATACGAAGCCGCTTCTATGGATGAATGTTTATTCTTATAACAATCATCTTCTGCATCGATCCACTTACTGCACTCATTATCTAAATCCGAGGCCGGGAAAACCGTGTACCTGTTGTAGGTGTTCGTGTTGTTCACGTTGCCATTACCCAAGTTGACATACCAGGCGTTCGTCGAGTTGTTCCGAACCGCACTCCAACAGTTGCCTGAAGGCTCCTCTTCCCCGATTGGTGATATAGCTTGCTCGTTACAAGCACGGGGACCTTTAAATAAATCATGCACACTCAACATAGTTCAAGACTGTTTGATACCGGCATTTGCCTTATTACTCATTTTGGATAGCATAGACAATATCTCATCGCACATGACATCGACAACGGATGCTTGTTTGGCATTGCAACCGCCTAATGCGGCGATAAAATATATCCCAGACTGAATCTCATAGACAATCTCGCAAGCACGCTTGTAATAGTCCAGACCTTTCAACTGGCGCATAGCGTAGTTGAATAATATATGGCCCTGCTTTAGCAAATTGTCTATGTAATTCCTGCTTATTATCTTATAGGCCAACGAACCTATTCTTATCAAGTATCGATTTAATTCGATTACTCGATTGATAATAGGCTGTTTTAATTGCTGCAAGTTAGATCTATTCATATCATTCCATTTAAAGGGGTTATTCCGTCGTGCATCCGCACGACTTAGATCAATCAAAAAGCCGAGGCCGGGAAAACCGTGAACCTGAGGTAGGCGTACGCGTTGTACACGTTGCCATTACCCAAGCTGACATACCAGGCGTACGACGAGGTGCCCCGAACCGCACCCCAACAGCCGCCTGAAGGCAGTGATGGAATATCGGAATCTCTTTCTTCGTTTGTTCGTAGATAATTTACAAGGCCTGTTATAATCGATTTGTTCACCCAAATAGGGTGGAGTTCACGATCTCCGATTATATATAGATCACCAGACAAACTATGTACATAATACACCGCTGGACTATCACATACATTGTAATCCATTGTATTATTCTCTGATGGGCGAGATACGTATGGAGTAATTATATACCAATACCCATTCACGGCAATAGCTTCAGCACCCTTGGCTCCTGGGACGAGCACCGGCTTCTCGGCACTATTCACGCCCGTGTCATTCATATTCACACCGTTCGCCTTCTGCTGTTCATATATATAATCCGAAATAGATAATGTCAGATATTCAGATGAATTATCATGTATATTATTCAGGTTGTACTTGGCCAGCAAATTGGTATTTATTCCATCGATGTAAAAATACATATCTTCACCGACTTGCGGCTGAGTACCGGTAACATTGAGAATCTGTACTTCCTTCATCGTTCCGTCTGGCTGGTCGGTGTCGATACCAGACGAAATAGCGAACCGGTGTCGCATCCATTCATTCTGCGCCCACATAGCATCTGTTCGCTCCTTGAAGTTGGTTGCAATCATAGAATTGACATTTCCACAATCCTTCGCCATTTCCCAGGTTTGTTTCGTGTTGCCAGAATACAATGTTAAAGTATCTCCGTTGTCTCTTACTTCCCAATCGTCAGAGAAATGTGTACCTGCTTTTCCGGTTCCCATATCAAGTTCTCCTGTAATGGTTGCATCCTTACCTGTCGCTGCCGCAGCGATCTGATTATAGTCATATATACTGTGTTGCATAGCATCTGTCGCAGCCGTACCGGCACCGGTAGGAGAGTAATATTTACCCGTCCATTGCCAGCGAACTATTGTACGCACACCATTACACTCAAGGCTAAATCCAATAGGTTTTGCGACCAAAGAATTATCAAATCCGTTGGCAACAGACCTATCGTTCCATTCCTTCAGCGTATAATGTTTCAGATCTTCATCCACGATCTTGATATGATCATTAGATGCCACTGCCGCTGTCTTGCCGTCTTTCAATGTGACAGTTGTCGTGTTTACCTTTAGGAATAGAGATTGCGCCTCTAATTCGTAATCGGTATAACCCGGATCAACTGGACCACCTTCAGATCCGGAAACAACATCAGCCAGACGTATTCCGCTTTCTCGTAAGTCAATCCTTTTCATTCCAGTATCATTATTTTAGACGGCACAGACATAGGGAATACGACTTTCAGGTATTGCCCCGCCTTGATGCCTGACACGTTTATTTCTTCTGCTGATTTCAACGGATAAGAAGGTGTAATGCTGGCCGCTTGCACATACGCCTCATTTCCATCTATACTCCTGTATAAATCACATGATCCGGGTTTATCGAAGTCCACACGGATAACAATGTTCTCAGAGGCAGGCTGGAATGCTTCCGATTCATACTGCCCGCCCTTTTGGCTGAATGATATAGTTTTTGCTGCCATATTTTTAATTTTTATTTAACCACCAAATACTTCAACAATAATTCCGCATTACCGGCAGACATGCCCACAATCATATCCGGGAACGCGTCACGGGGAATACAAGGATCAGGGAACTTTCCTTCGTACTCCTCATTATAGAGTTTGTTCTGCATAGGAATAAACTGCTTCTTCCATTCGATCACATCCGGATCGTCTTCTTGGAAGTTCATCGGATCTACGGATTCCGGCTTGGTACCGTTTTTCAATTCCTCTGCCTTCTTCTGGATCTCTTCTACAATGGAAGATATCTCTGCCTTTGCTGTCAGTACCTTGTACAGGTCTTCTCCTTTCATCTTCGGCAGGCGGATTTCGCTCCCAAAGATGCTGTTGATAATTACGATCTCGCCTTTTTTCATGCTGCTACCTCCTGCGCTTTTGCGGTTACGTCAGAATTGAGCTGCACCAACAGGGTGGCAGCATCCAAGAAGTACGACATGCGTGACGGGTTGGCGATCGAGAGGTTGGTCTGGGAGTAGTCGCCGATATACTCTTCGCCGCTCTTGGTGTAGATCTGCCCGTAGAAGGTGTTGCCGGATGTGCCGACGGTTGCCTGTCCGCGCATAACTAATGTTTCACTCTCGATAACTGTGTCGAACGTGTTGCGTCCGTTGCTGAAAACTGTTTTTGGTTCCATAATACTTGTTTTTTAAAGATTTAATACTGCCTTTGTCTCGGTGCCCCAATTGAGGGGATTTATTTCATGTAAAACGCAAATTTGTAAGTTTTTCGTAGCCCGCTTTCTTACCAAGAGGCGGGCTTTTTATTTACTTCTTTATTATAAAAAACTTGGTTATATCATTTATACACCAGCACCAGCTGTATATCAATAATAAACTCCTGGTCTATGCCCGGTCTAACAGGCAGCGTACAATACTGTGTACGTGTCAGATTTACTTCCGGTGGCAATTCTATCTTATAAGCAGGGCAGTCCTGCCAGTCATTTCTATCCCTCCATTTACACCGGATATAACTTCTTGACGTATCAATCTCACGGCTATCATTCCCTGTCTTCATCAAGTTAAATCGCACATTCTGGGTCGTTGTATCAGCGTCAGTCATTTCTTTCGTAGTAACCGTGTAATTCGTTGCCGGAACGTAATTGGGTGTTGATTGTATTACTGTCGTAATATCACCAAGTACGTTCTTTGCCCAATATTCACCCCAGTGAATAATCCCGTAAGAAGTAGTTGGGAAATCACATATCTTGTTTCCTTCACCCATAGAAAACTCGCCCCAGAAATACAGTTTTCCACCTTCCGGTATTCCGCCAAGAGCACCTTGTGTCGTTTCTACCGTGTAATGGCCTAATATGTTGTAATCTTCGATTGCTATGTATTCGTCAATAACCGGATAGGCATAGTATAATTCCCTTGCGGCCATTATATGTATATGCGTATAATTCCCACATGGTACGGTCCAGTCTATTTCACCGAAATCCCAGAATATAGTTATACCAACCACGATGGATACTTGATTCTGCGGTACATATATGGTACTTCCCTCAGGAAACAGGTACGGTTTCCTGGCTGCCGGATTATAGCCTGCAAAAAAGCCTTTCTTACAGGAATATTCTTTTGAACTGGGTGTATCCCGTCTAAGGCGCAAGTACAGCGTTCTGTCCGGCAGCTTAATATCCCACTGCCCGGGTGACATACCACTCCATATATTCCAATACGGTTCTGCGCCGTCTATCAGTTCGCCATCGTTCCTCGTATATCCGTTTTCCGGGATTTTAAAGGCATATCCGCTAGACCCGCCAACCTTGGAACGGGTGCAGCAACGGTAAAGGCTGTTCTCTAGTGTAGTAACCGTCCTTGTTTCTACGCCATTACTGGTTTTAACAAGTATGGTCGACTGCTTGGGAGCTCCAACCGTACACATGATTTGGGCCATATCAACATCTTTTTCCGTTATAATAGCCATATCCTTAATCTCCTATTGTTATCAAATTATTACAGGCATCGATCTTTATCTTTGTGTTCCTAATTTGCTTGTAACCTATAATTCCACTTATCCGATAACCGGTTTCTTTATGTATAGATTCTGCGATTAACGAGATGTCAGTAGCAAGGAACTGATATATAGAGATTCCTTCCAATCGCACCCATAGATCACGAACCCGGTAAGATTCACATCGCTTTCCACCGATAGAACTTATTTCCATATCTGTTTTATCCATCAGTGAAAATCCGTATTCATCCATCTGATTAATATCTATCAATCCGGTACTGCTCCCCGTATCAACAAGCATCACCGCCGGACGGCCATTAATATCGACTTCCACCAGTGGACGGGAATCTGAAAGAATCAGGATAATCAGAGAAAGAATCATTGATATCATGCCGCACCTCCCATCTGTCGTTTAAGTTCGAATATCTCACGGTAAGCATTATCCAGCCGAAGCTGCAAGTTCTGTACCCGGCTTTCCAGTATCTTTACTTTGTTCTCAACTGGAAGGAACCGGGTGTATAGTTCTTTTACGCCCTGGAAGGCTATCGCTCCCATACCGCCGTAATTCAATGTGTAATAATCGTCACTTAATCCTACATTGGCAGGCCAATATTGCAAGACCTCTTGTGCTGAATATCCTATTTGTGGCGTACGGCTGTTGTCGTCGTTCAGATAATACTCAAAGACACGTACCTTTGATATGCTGTCCAGCACATTTTCAATATTTCTGATAACCGTCTTTAGCCTAATATCAGAATTTTGAGTCAATGAGCCTTTTATGTGCAATGCTCCTGTTGTAGACAAAGACATCTTGTGTTCAGATGTACCATTGTACGCAAAATACAACGTGTTATCTGATCTCATGTGAAGGTTCCAGTAATAGGAAGAACTTCGTCTTATTGACAAGCCAGAATAAGTAGCTCCGCCGACTGACACATTCCCATTAATAGTTCCACCCGATAGCCCATTGACACTTGTAATCGTACTTCCGCCAGCTGAAGGTAGCGTAACAGACCGCTGTTTCCCTGCCACTGTCACGTATAGGTTGCTTCCACTGACAGACATCGAGCTAAAGATGGATGACCCCGTACAAGCCGTTATCGTTCCGGAACTCATATATACGGGAAGAGAAGCTGATCCTTTCGTAGAAGAACAAGCCGTCGGAGATCCGCTTGATAGATATATTGGTCTATCGGAAGCCCCGATTGTGCTTGCCCCGATCTTAGTAGGATTCGGCACATAGAACGTTTTCACATTGCCACCAATGCTAATGTTCCCAATATTAGTGCCGCTCGTATAATTAGCCGTGGCACTGATCGCCCCGCTCTTGATAAACTTGTATGTTGTGCCATTTATCGTAATCTCTCCAGCCCATTCGTTCTGACTTCCCCAAGAAACGTTAGATCCTCCGCCACTGCCTGCGTTGATCACATACAACTGCCCTGAAGAATTTTTACCAATTGTCGTACCGTCATACTTAATCAATCCGTATGTATATGAATCAGCGACTGGTAAACCACTTGCATAGCTTCCACCATCGGCGTATGCTACGACATCGCCGGTTGTAATCAAATTATTGCTTGCATCCACACGGGTGAAGGCTGTTCCGCTCTGGTAGTTGAAGTACAAGTTACCGATAGCTTCAGACGAAGTAAGGCCATTTATCACGTTCCCTGATCCCGCTCCGAATTGGATATGCACATTATTCGAAGGACCAGCTTTTAGCAGTCCAATCCCCTTGTACCATCCCAAGGCAGTATATGATTTCTGTCCAGTTATAGTCTGCGTGGTTGATAGTGTTACATAATTGCTCGACAATCCATCAATCTCGCTATGCGATATTGTGTAAAATCTCCCATTCCCAGCCAAATATTGACTACTATTACCGGACCCCTGTAAAGAAGTAAAATTCTTATTCCCATCTACTATAAATCCGGCTCCGTTCGTTAACTGATCCGTATTGCTAGGAATCGTCAGACTTTTGGATGTACTACCATCGTAAGATCCATTGCTATATCCAGTCCATGACAGATAGTAAGGATTACGCCTTGCATCGCTAAGTCGCGAATCATTACCCTGACAAGCTGTGCCGGCTGTTGTGCCATACTTGACCGACAAAACAGAAGAAGATGACATCTGCAATCCCGTACCAACTTCAAAGTCAATACCACCACCGGAGTCTGCCTCCAACTGGCCTGACGCATTGATACGTACAGTCGTTCCGTCCACCTTGACAAGTCCGTAGGTATATTGATCAGCCACAGGCAATCCACTTGCGTATTCTCCTCCGTCGGCGTATGCGATAACATCCTTTTTTGACAGGATCGTTTCATTGAAAGTCTTAACACCACCGATCGTTTGGTTCGTTGTCAAATCGACGTAATTGCCAAAGTTTCTTTCCAATTTTCCGATCGCCGAAAGAATCGTATCTGTCGCGGTAATCGGAGAATAAGCTTCCGGTTTATTATAGCCTGTCAGTGGTGAAGAAAGTGTGAGATAACCCTGCTTTGTCAGGTAATCGACTGTGATATAGTTGTTATCCGTAAGATATTGCTTCAACTGTTCTTCATCAATACCACCGCCACCGGCAAATTCCGGATCAACATACCATCCTTCGTTTGCATCGAATAGCAATCCACCGTTTTTCTTTGCCTTGAATAACCCAAACGTATCGAAGTCTGCAACCGGAAGCCCGCTGGCATATTCTCCGCCGTCGGCAAAAGCTACAATATCTCCAGGTACAACAATATTTTTAGCGCTGATAGGACGTAAATAATACTGCGATTCTTCCAATACAGTACCATCCTCCTTTACAGTTACCAGCTCCCAATACTGGGGTGTAGACGGATATCCTCCTCCACCTCCACCACCCGTCTGTGCGGCGGCCTGAATACTGTCCGTTAACCTTTTGTTACGAGGCGTAGCTGGGATCTGTACTTCTACATATTTATATTGCTCTTTCGCCATACCATTAATCATTTAAAACGTACCCCTTCAAAATGATCTTCCGAGAATTGAACCATCTTGATATTGCTCTCTTCATCGCGTAAGCGTTGTGTCTCCTGTAGTAAGACATATTTACCTGGCTCATTTTTATCTGTGAACGTCCCGAACCCAGGAATCAGATCCGCCGTACCCGACAAGACCTGGTTGCGCCCCTCATAGTTGGAATAGATCGTCCCGATCAGAAGCTTCTCAAGGCGTTCTTGCACGCCACCCCGATAGAACGTACCGATAACCGTATGTGTAGAGGTTTCGAATATCTGTCCCAATGCCACAGGCGAGGGGTTTTCGAGCGTCCCCAGCACGGTGTCGATCTTGATCTCTTCGGCGGCATCCTCGTTGATCCACGCCGAGAAGCTGATGTCTTTCGTGTTGATGCTGTTCCCGTAGCCGTCCACCAGTTCCACCTTGGGATCTTTGAACCACCAATGGCGGCACTGCGAATAGTTCTTGGTGTTGATCTCCTTGTTATAGTCCCACGTGATCAATCCTGTTCCTACTTCCAGTTCCAGGTATCCGTACTTGTCGGGGAAGGGGACAAACTCGCCATCGCCCATCTTGTCGAACCGCGAAGGAAGCGTATCCCGGTAATACCCGATGATCTGCTTGTTGAGCTGCCATCCGCCCAAGCCGGATTCATCCTTCCGGTTGCCTTTCCACCAGCACAGGAAGGCATCCCCCCAGGCGGCTTCGCCCGATACCCATTTCACGTTGGTCGTGGAATGGTAGTAGTAATCGCTGTCCTTCACGCCTGAGTTCTGCAGGTGCAGTAGGGCGTTCCGGTTTTCATCCCGCAGCGTCAGCTTGATGGGCAGGTAAACGAAGTTGGCACGGTCCTGCTGTTCGTCCCAGTTGCCTTGCTCGTTGTACTTACCGGCATCCTCGAACGGATTGTATCGGGGGTCGAAGAGCATATTGATCGTCACCTTCAGCTGGAACTTCCCGCTTCCGTCCGTGCTCACCGGATAGATGAAGGAAGAAGGTCCTGCCCGGAATATCATTTCAACCGTACCGGTAGGAGGCAATACGGGTTGAATATGTTGGATAAATTCGCCACCTGTTCCTTTTCGGGTCGAATAAGCCCAGGCTATCCCTGCTTCAGAATCGCCGGAATACACCGGGTCCACCCGGAAGAACTTCGGCTTGATATTCTTTACAACACCCTCGCCAGTATCCGAAATGGTCATCCGGAAACCTACGGCGTCCGCCTCGAAGCGGTTGTCCACGTAGGTCGTGTATTGGGATCCTCCGGTGACGGTTTCAGGATCTACCGTGGCATCCAGCAGGGTTGTCTTTTCGTAAGGCGAAAACGTAAGCAGTACGTCGCTGTATGTCTTGTCGACCGACAGCACCGCATCGTCTCCATCCCATACCACTTCCTCCGGTGTTTCGGGATAGAGCTGGTTCAGGTCGTACAATACGATCTTGCCGCCCTTCTGTATCATCCGGAGCGAGAACGGGCGCAGCGTCTCGTCAAGCACCTTGCGTATCGTCATCGGCTTGTCGTCTTCGTCAAAGAAATTGTCGCCAAGTACGGATACGGCTGTATAGACAGAATCGTTTACTCCGCTGGATGTCTTGGTACTGATACGCGTGTCGATAGCCGAATACTTAATACCAGACATATCCAATGCCTTCCGGATGATCTGCTCCATGCTGATAAACCCGCGCATGTTCCATTTCAGTCGGTCGAGCATGGCGAAGTCGGAAAAGGTAAGTTCCACGCAATAGCCGTCTTTGTAAGAGAATGGCTCTTCATACAGTTCGGTATCCAGTGTTCCGCTCCAGTAGAGTAAGCCTTCCCGATAGACATCCAGCCGGATACTCCCTGCCTTTACCGTATAGAGATCGACAAACTGGCGATCGTTGTCGGAAAATAGCTGGACGGTAGCCGAGCTGCTCTGTACTGGTTCCAGCTTATCGGTCTCCTGCCATTCGATCTCGACCGGTGACTCACCAAAGCCAACCTGTTGTACTTCGCCCGAAAAACCTTCCTGATAAATATCTACCTCATACAGTACATCAGCATAACTGTAGAAGCCTCCTCTGTATCGTAAGTTCATGCTCATCGTGTCCGTACATTTTTATGTTCTACACCCTGCAAGGCTACATAAAGATCCTTTCCACGTACCTTGGTTTCCAAATAAAGTCCTTCAAACGTCTGTCGTACCGGTTCGATCATGGACTGGAGCTTATCCAGAGGGGCAATCACCTCAGGGTTATTTCTTGCCCCGGAATATTCACCAACCAAAGCCAATGTCGGACCACTGACGATACCACCGTTGGCGAAGGCGGTCGCATTCTGTAGGGCTGCCTTGGCTGCTGCAGTGGCAGCTACCAGTGCCGTACCGGTAATGATCGCCGCAATAGGGTTGGCAAACATGGATTTGAAGGCGAGCGTAGCCGTACCGGCTGCTATTAACGCCGCACCGAACTGGCTAAGCATATCCATCAACCCAGTCAGCATGGATTTGAATACTTCCAGCCCATTTCCAGAAGCGACGGCTTCACCTAGTACAGAGGCGAATTGCTGGATAGAACCGGTCAGGATGCCACCTATCTGTTCACCGGTAATCTCGATCTCCTTGATGGAATCAGAAAACTGCTGCTTCATGAGCTGGAAAGAGCGCGAAAGGGTAGCCTTGTCGAACTCAACAGGAATACTGATCTTTGCAGGTACCGGTAATGTCGCGACAGACGATGAGATCGTATCCTTGTATTTGCTGTCTGCCAAATTCCCTGCAACTCCTTTGGCGATCTGCAGGTTGATCAGGTCGAGCTTCTTCTGGTACAAGTCTATTTCCTTTTGCAGGTTGATCGCATTCTGTACGGATGATTTTTCCTGCAGCTCTTTCAATTCTTGGATCTTCTTCTGCAATCCGGCTATGGTATTCAAGGCTTCCCCTGCACCGGATTTGGATTTGTTTCCTGTTGCTGTACCTGCTGGAGATTCCTGTACATCCCGTGGTATGCCGAGTGAGTTCCACATACGGTTCGGATTGAAAGCCTTCTTCAGGTCGTCAACACGGCCTTGTAGGGTTCGCAGGCTCTTATTCGTCTCTTCCACATTGGTGATATTGACCGATCCTTTTACATCCACCCGTTTATTTCCTGCTGATGCCACATCGCCCAGTCCTTTCGATACCGGCTTCGTGATGGAAAGCATCACCTTCAGGTCTTCCCATAGCTTATGCACCAAGTTACGGAATCCTTCTAGCTTCTTGTAGGCTATCACCAGTCCTGCAACAAGGGCTGCTATGGCGGCTACGATCAACCCGATCGGATTGGCGTACAAGGCAACGTTCAACGCCCATTGCTTGACAGTGGCAGCTACCGTTGCTACACGGAGAGCTGCCAAGGCCTTAACGACAGACATAATCCGGGACGGAATTTCCAATAGCGTGGTGGCAACCATATATTTTGCATGGAAAGAAAAGACAGACATGGCTGTATAGGCAACCTTGAAACCTGACGCCAGCTTCGGACCACATGCCACGGCCAGACCGCCAAGTATGGTTGTCAGCTTCAACACGCCGCCTTTCAGCAGCGACATCAACGGGATCATCTGCGAGATCATCACCCCCGTATCGCCCAGGGCGGATGCGTAACCGGTCAACCCGCCGCTCATTTCGAAAAGGGAGATCTTCATGTCGTCGATACGCGCCTGTATCTGTTTCATCTTCTCGGCCACGGTGTCGGTGCGGATAGCTGCCTGCTCCTGTGCCACGTTCGAGCCGGTAACGGCGGCTGTCATCTCGTCGACCGCCTGTGCGTTCGTGATCAGGTATTGGGCGGCGGCTATGTTTTCCGCTCCGAACACCTTGGCGAGATAGGTTGTGTCTTGTAGTTTCGGTTTCAGTCCGTCGAGGGCTTTGGCAAGTCCAACGTTGGAGAGGTCGACGCCCAGGGTGGTTTGCAGCTTCAGGATGATGTTGCGTAAGGCTGTCCCGGCTTCCGCTCCTTTCAGGTTCATCTGCGAGAGTACCTCGATCGCCCCGGCTGTCTGTTCGACCGACAGTCCGGCAGCTGCAGCCGTTGCGCCCGACACCTTGAACGACTGTGCCAGGTCTGCCACTTCGGCTGCCCCGTATTTCGAGCCAGCTGCCAGCACGTTGATCACTCGGTTAGCTTCTGATGCTTCCAATCCGAACTGGTTGATGGTGGCCGCCATGGCCGTAGCAGCGTCTGCCATCTCCAGTCCTCCGGCCTGTGCCAGCGTGATGGTCTCTTTCTGCAGTTGCATCAATCCCTGCAGCCCGATCTTGTCGATCTGTATCTGCGAGGCTAGGAGGGTGAAGGCATCGACCGCGCCTTTTGCACCCAGTCCGGACTGCTTGCCTGTCTCACGTGCCGCCTGGCTGATGGTTTGCAGGTCTTTCCCCACGATCCCGGTGATGGACTGTAAGTCCGCCATACTTTGCTGGAAGCCGGTACCGGATTCCGACAAGGAAGCCAGCCCATCGAAGGCATTCTGTACATTCGTAGCCCAAGCCGCAAAGTTTACGCTGGTCATCTTCGAGCAAATGTTTTGCATCTTCGAGAACATCCCGTTCGCCTTCTTGGCCGATTGCGTGACGCCGTCCATCTGTTGCCGGATTATCTTTATCTCGGGCAGCAGTTTACCTTTAGCGTCAAGTTTTATTGTATATACCAGATTATTCATCTATCTTTGCCTGTATAAATTATTATCTACCATGAGCATAGAAACCATTACAATTATCGGGCTGGTCATAACCGTCCTTGTTTTATACGGCATGTACCATCATAAAAACGAGGACTGCCAATTTACAGATGACGATGTAAAAGGGTTCCTTTCGGAACTGGAAGAGGAAGAGAAACATTCAAAACCCTAACCGTTCCTCCAGTTTTCGAAGCTCTTCCGGCGACAACCGGTGGGGCTTTTCTTTTGCTTTCTTCCGTCCGCCCTCCCACGGGAAACGGATGATGTCTTCCGCCCGGAGCTTCTTCTTCGAGTAGGGAGTCAGGAGGCAATGCGCCAGGAAGCGGGTCTGTTCCCACGAGGTTCGGTATCGCTGCTCTTCCTGCTCGTTCCAGGCACGGACAACGGCGTCGAGGGTTTCCATGTCCATGGGATAGACATCCGCCGGGGGGATTCCAACGACGCCCGTTGCAAAGCCAATCAATTCTGTAACCGTCAGTTTTTTTTTGCATCGCCGCCTTCCTGCCCGGCTGCCAGTCCTAGGGCTGCCGTCGCTTGGTCCATGTCGATGTAGTCGATCATGTCGTCAGGCTTGTCGAATGGGAAGGCCACTCCGTCCGACTTGCAGGCCGTCCGCACAGCGTGGAAGATGATGCAACCCAGCTTCTCCATGTCATCGCCACGAAACTGGGTGAAGTCCTCGCCGGTATCGCGCTTGTAGGCTACCATCGCGCCGATGGTCAGGCGTACCGGATATTCTTTTCCTTGGATCTTGATTTTGTTCATATTATTTTTCTTGTTTTTACATACCTATATCTCTTCGGTGATATAGGAATATCTCGGTCGAGATATTCCTACCTAAATTTAAGCATCTCCTGTCTTGGTCTCCACGTTACCGGTATTCTCGAACGTGGCAGAATAGGTAGCGTCGTCATCAGCTGGGCTACTCTCTTCGAGGCTGGTGATTACGAACAATCCTTCTTCGTATTCTTCCGCCCCTTCATCGGTAGCGAAGCCGTATTTTAGCTTCACGGGCTTTCGCCCCTTGTACATCTTCAACAAAGATTTGAAACCGCAATCAGCCTGGTACGTTGTAAGTGCTTCCACACTGATCGAAACGCTGAGTTTGGTGACGGATTTTTGGCTGAACGCCCCGTTGTCGGTATCTTTCGTCACACGCTCTTTGGTCTCGGCACTGTACGAGATCGTGTGGCTGGTGGCGGCAGCCGTCTTGGTCCATGTCGGTTCGCCACTTCCTCCTGATGTATCTACGAATACCATGAGGTCTCTTCCCTCGATGTAATCTCCTTTTTGTCTTGCCATAATGATGATTTAATTTAAATTAGCCTATTGATTCTACGTGTAATCTCTGCCGTCGCTTTTTCATTTACTTGGTCTTTGACCTCCTCCTGAGCACGTTTGAAGAAGTATTCAGGCTTTACCGAACCAGCCGAATGGCTTCCCCAGCCTCCGAACCAGTGTTTCACTGTTCTTTCATCCGTGCCGGTTTCCAGCCATTTCATCCGGTAATCGGCAAGGATATGTACTTTAACCGTGTTTACCTTTCGGTTTACCACAATTGTTGCCACTTTCAGGATCTTCATTTTCCGTTTCCTTGGGTTCCATACCTTTCTTTGCCTGAAACCCCTTCTTTTGGATTTGAAGTTATCGGTTGTCTTTTTAGCCAGGATCTTCATTCCTTCTCGTATGCCGGAAAGACATGCGTTGTTGAATTTCTTATCCTGCAGTCTTTTAAGGAAAATAACTACCTCGCTGTCGTCTATCTTTGCAGAAAATCCGTTCATGCAGCCCCTCCATCATATTTTACACTGAATTTCAGAGCCTGCACGAATCCGCCCTGCGTATAGTCGGACACGCCGTCGGTAATCATTACCGTCATCCTTCCAGGAGGGTCATCGAAACGGACTTCTTCAAACGCCTCCGCCTCCGACATGACCCTCGTGGCGATACGGTCCACCTGGTTGAAAGCGCATCCCCAAATGTTGATCTCGTAACTGAATACATACCCAACGACCCCCATTTTGGTACTTCTCACGGTAAATCCGTTCATGTTGGTAACGCAATATGGGTACTTTGCGTTCTCAGCTGCAACGGTAGGGTATATTTTAGTACCTTCCGGTATCCATTGGCGGAGCATGGAATAGAAAGCTTCGTTTATTCGTTGCATTGATCTGTCCTCCTCAGATAATAGAAAGTGATACCTCTTAATTGTCGTTCAATCCGGATAATGTCATATACAACATCATCGTATTTTACCCTCCAGTCGTTCGAAGCACCTGCGACGGTCCATGTTTTTAGCAGCAGGGTTTGTTCTTCCGGAAGAGCGTCTTGCGATTCGTCTGCCTTCAAAACAACGTCATTCACCTCACACAGTCGTTTTACCGACGTCTCGTAGGTCGTTTCCATTTCTCCGGTAACCGTTTCTACCTGAATGGGTCTGAGGAACTCCGCGTCTTCGATAAATCTTCCTAAGTTGTAATCTTTTCCTGCCATGATTGCCATATTAGGGGGTCGGCCAGCCTTTCGGCTGCTGTTACCCGTTCTTGTACCATATTCGCAGGATTCTCGAAGATGGAAGCGGCTTGCATCAGGATGGCTGCCCGAATTTGCCAGGGTAATTCTGGATAGGTTTCCAACTTCCTTCCGGAATAGTTTTCAACCCATTCTGCACCTGCCATCAGGGCATCACGCAGCTGATCTTCCAGGTCGGGCGATACAGGCATACGTAAATGCTTTCTCAGGTCGTCTGTCGTGATCGGTAAATCCTGCAACTCCATAAACTCATTCCGTTAATCGTTCAACAATTTCTGCTTTAGTCTTCTCGCCAATACCTTTGATATCGGTCAGAGTTTCTTTGGCTGCCATCACATCAGCCATCGTCACCAGCCCTTCCTTGATCAGGATTTCCCGTGCTGGGAAGTCTTCCGGAAGGTCCGATTCCGGCTCTTTGAGTTGTTCGATCGGAAAAGCAAAGCCCTGTTCGATCAATGGCTTCACCATTTCTTCAGGCAGGTCGGCTTGCATACCCGCTGAGTATGCAAAGCCTGCTGCCGATTTGATGAACTGAATCTTCATATCTCAATAAATGGGTTAGGCTGTCACCAGCGCGTCTTTGATCAATACGAACGATTCTGGGCGTGGAACGAATACATTGTGGAACGTGTTCATGATTATACGGACAGCTCCTTCGTCAGCCAATGTATATGGGTCAACAATGATATCCATACCGCCCCAGCCAAGGATCTGTAGGTCGTTCCAGTTACCGAATACGATAGCCGAACATTTTTCCGAAGCTAATCCCTTTGTCAGGTTGCTCGGAACAAAATTCGAGGCGTATGCCGGGAATCCGTTAACCTCGTTGTTCTGCCAGACATAACCACCTACACCGGCAGACATAAGTGTGGTCTTGAATAGACCGCGAACCTTCGGGTTGGTCAGATAGGCCAGTCTTCCAAGATCCGCATTCAACGAAGCTAACTCGGTTTCCATAAATACCATATCGGCGAATGTCGGAATCTTGCCATCTGTTCCCAGTTCAACGGTCTTTGTTCCGGATACATTCAGGATACCTGTCGGTTTATTAGAAGATCCGTCGCCATTGACAGCCGCATCTTCCAGTGCTTCAGAGTGAGCAGCCAAAATATCATTCATTACCATGCGCTCAACGTCCAATGATGACTGTATCAACAACTGCTTGCTGATACCCATTTGCATTGCCAGTCTTTTGGGTGAAATGGATTCTGATGTGAAAGCCTTCTTTTGAGCTGCGACGGCTGAGTTTTCCTGTTCCCAACTTGCACTGACCGGCTTACCTTTTACCAGTGTAATGTTACCGGTCAATCCACCAATCACTTGGGTTCCCATACTAGACAGAACCATGCGCTTGCGCAATTCTTCTTGATACTTCAATTCGCTTTCAATCAGATATCCGCCGTCTCCAGGTGTTGTGGCGTTCTGACCTGTGAATGCTCTGCCTTCCATTACTGCCAATGGAATGTATGATCCTGTAATATTCAATCCCAATGTACGGGCTTCCTGTACACCCATCTGTCGAACTTCTTCTTCTGCACCGTCCATCACCTGACCGGGCATGGATTGGCGAATGAATTTCACCATGCTGAATCTTTGGTTCAGCTGATTCAGTGATCTGTCATTGCTACGCTGCTGTGCTTCTGCCTGTGCCTTCTCAGCCGCGATCTCAACGATCTTGGCGTTCAGTTCAGCAGTCAATCGCTGCACGGCTTCGGTCGCTGTACGGATCTCTTCGGCGGTTGCACCTTCCCGGGTCGTAACGGCCTCGAGGTTTGCTCTGGCTTGTGCCAGGTCTCTTTCGATGTCCTTTCTTTCTCTCATCGCTTTATTATTAGGGGTTAAACAATCTGTTTAAGACATAGCCATTAAAGCATCTGCCTGAGCCATTGCTACGTTGGCGCGTAACAGGGCCGATTCCTTTTCGGCTTCCGCTTGTCTCTGTTCTTCTTCGTCACCTTCCGTGTCAGTGTCGAACGATCGTACTTCTCCGACCAGATATTCCATTTCACCGGTAGGCTCTTCATCGGATTTCTGCGCGTGTACTGATCTGACCTTGGCATTGGGATTGGCAGGAATAGGAGTGACCGATATTTCCAGTAGGGATCGGCGGCCATAATAGTAGGTCGGCTTTTTGCCGTCGTAGGCTTCTTCTCCTTTTCCCCATTCGCCACGTTCCATCGTGCGGAATCCAACCGAGCATCCCTTGATTGTCCCTGCCAGTACTTTCTGGAATACCTTCTCTGCTTTGGGATTGATATCTTCCTTTTCGAAGGTGATCTCCCCAATCAGCTTGTTGCCTTCCACCCAGGCGCGGGCCGTTCCGATCACATTATCCGGGTCACTACCAAAAGAGCTATGGTTGTACAATGCCACGCCCATCTTGTTGAAGGTGGATAGATCCCATCCTTTCACCGGAAGCACCGTGCCGTAACTGTCCCTCGTTTCATCGCTGAATACGAATGGGATCGTACGGGTTTTAATTGCCTGCTGTCTGTTCATGCTTGTCGTCTTTGTTTTTGTTATTGAATAGATGTTCCTTGCCTACTACCACTTCATTGCCTGGATACAGCATTTCATCCAGTCCGTCTTTCGGATTCATGTCTTCCATTTCTCGGACTTCATTGCGGCTCATCCATCCGTTGGTGATGGCCGATGCGTAGAAGTCCTTTCTAGCTTGCATGTCTCCACGTAGTAATGCGTCCATGTTGAATCGTACTTCCATATCTCCGCGTTCCGATCCAAAGAATAGTTTCCGGTCCATTTCATACTCGTACATCTCAACGATGGGGCGGATGCAGTGCTTGGCGAACTCGATATCCTGGTGCTCGATGTTGCTGAAAGTAGATCGGCTAAGGTCTCCAATCAGGTGCGGCGGAACAGAGAATATACGGCAGATGTCCTGCAGGGCGAAGGTGCGTGTCTCCAGCATTTGTGCTGCTTCTGGCGACAGGTTGGTGGTCTTCCACTTCACCCCGTGCGTCAATACGGGCATTCCCTTCGATTTCGAATCGCTGAAATTTTGCAGGAATGTACCTACTTTGTCGCTCGATAGTGCCTGGTCTGTTTCCAGCACTGCGTTGATGTTTCCTGCCCCCTCATACAGTTCGTTTCCATACTGTTGTGCTCCGATTCCTGTACGGATTGAATCGGCATTGTACACAATCGGGTTGACTCCCTGTATTCCGTCTATCGAGTAGTTGTAGAAGTGCATAACATCTTCATCCGTGTAAGTCCCGTCCCAATATTTGGTCCCGGCTATCAGGTACAGCTTCTTCCCCGATACAATCTGTATCGTTACAAACGAAGGATGAACCGGCAGCAATTCCACCGGTTCTCCATTTCGTCTTACAATGATTACGTAACTGTTTCCCCACCCGTCAACACAAGTGTTCACGAAGTTCCAGAAAGAAAATGGGTTCATATATCGGTTTGGGCGATAGTGTATCAGTTGATATACGGCATGTCGCGTGGCAAGGTTTCTTCCTTTTCCGGGTTGTATGTCGTAAACCAGTTTTGGCAAAGATGCAATCGTGTTACTTCTCAGTTTGATGGCCGCATATACGGCGGTGAAGTGCATCGCCCGGTTTACCGATATGCCGCTTAGCCAGCTGTTCGGATTTTGGGGTGGAAATCCGCCGCCCATCGAGTCGAAATAGGATCTTGGTACGTATCCTCCCGACTGAAAAGAAGCTGTGCGGAATGCCAATTTTAACTTAGATATGATATTCATCCTTTAACTGTTTCGGTCAAAGATAGGGAATAGGATAGAGGGTTGTCAAGTGCTTTAACCTTTACCCCGTTTGTTATTGCAACAACGTTATTATTAGTGTATTAATGGATTGTTTGATATGTTTTAGGAGGGTTTGCAGAGTGGTTTATACCATCTAATATCATCTAGGTGTTTTTGGCGTTTTGCGTATAGTTTTTCAGACTATTTGCTTCTCTTTTTTGTGTTATGATTGTTTAACCATTGGATTGTTAAGAAGAATAAAATAAGGGAAGGCCTTCCGGTGCAAACCTTCCATCCATTCAATTAGTATGATTGATTGTACGGTCGAGTAAAAATATGATAATAATCGACAGGAACTAAAAGAATTGAATTTGTAGTTATAGTGTAATATAAACATTAAAAAGATCGTCAATATTAAAGAATAAATTGATCCTAAAAAAGTTATTTACACTATATTTCAACTCTTTCAACTACGAATAGGATAAGCAGCACAAGCCCAATTTACTACTTCCTTCCCAATTTTGAGCCATTCTTCCTCTAATATTGAGTCTAATGAAATGTCCTTTAATAAACTTTCATGATGTTTCTCCATGTATTCTACACATCTTTTCAGTACATCTCCACCCAATCCATGTAGGAGAATTGTAGTTTCTTGTGAACCTTTCATTATCAAATCTAAATCCTCTTTTTTCGGATATAAACATGAAAGTTGCATATCAATATATTTTTTCTCTTCCTTTCTATTTTTTAGATTAGAATATTTTTTTAAACTAACACCATTCTTCATATCGTAATATTGTACATCTTTTCCTCCTTTTACAATCATTTCAATATCATTGAATCCTTGTAACCAATCACTACTAATTTTTGATACCTGATACAATATATCTAATGGAATCATGTTTTCTATCTCTCGATACTTATTTGAAAAAATAAAATGTGCGGTATAGTATTTTTCTTCATTATGGATTTTTATCACTTTTTTTAAAGTATCACCAATACTTCCTTGGGGATATTTCATGTCACTATCTAAAAAAGCTAAACATAAATTGTCTTGTTTAGCTTCATTTTCCCATACCTTTCCTATGGTATCGCCTCCTCCATGCATTTCTTTGTATGAAATATTTATTTGTAAATTTCGTGTTTGCATGTAATACTCACCCATAAATTTATATATGAAAAGTTCTTCTATATTTTCGCCTAATAATTCAGTTCCATTCATCAAACGTTCTAGTGCTTTACTTGTAATTGGAAAATATATAACTAAATATTTTCCCTCATTAGATTTTTTAACTTTAAATTTATCTTCTAAAATTAATTCTACATGTAGAGAAATAACTTTTTTGATACTTCCAAACGTGGAATATCTACTTAGTATAAACTTGAATACCTCAGTTGTTCTTTTATCATTAAAAAACGGAAGCTTTGACAATCGTTCTAATATATTTCTCGAAGCAAATATTATATGACGACCATATAAATGAGATCGTGCGATAAAATCTAATACATCCACAACTCTAGGATTATTTTTTTCTGCTTCGTTAGCAATCTCTTCTGTAATATAAAATAGCATAGCGATATTTAATCTGCGTTAAAAAAACCGATTGGCCAATTATCTAAAATGCCATCATCATCAAAATGTGCCATTGTAACATTGGTGCCTTTATCATTTAAATGTTTATTGAATAATGCAACAGTCACATCATCTTTCGAAAAATCTGACTTTTTTTCAGAAATTCGTTTTCCAATGCGATTAATAATTGCTTCACTATGAGTTTCTAAAATTAATTTCAATTGGATACCATTCTTCTTTGCAACATTAACAGCAGAAATAAACATATCTGCCAATTGAGCTTGAAGTGCGGGATGAAGATGTAACTCTGGCTGCTCAATAACACAATATGATATTTTATTTTCAATAAACAAAAAGCGTCTTCTTTTATTAATAAAATTACGTCTTGTTAATGTCCATAACATTACTAGGATAGGCATTATCTGAGAAAAGCCAAAACCACTGTCCGCTAAATTTGTCTTTTCACCACTTTGCTCATTTACTAATGAAACAGAAATATGACCACCGCTATAATCTGTAATTAAATAGAATCCGAAACTTTCTTTCATCCAATCTTTCAAATCTTTTTTTTCTGTTTCAGACAAATCATTAACAAACATTGGTAAATTAATACCTCGAGGATCAATAACATTTAAAGCTAAATTCTGCCGTCTATAATATCTTTCAGCTGTAGCACGGACAGGACCTATGTAATATACCTCCATAAAAGACTGGGCAAGCCTTGATCCTAACTCATCTATTATAAAAAATGTATTTGACAACACCTCCAGATTATTTAGTTGTAAAAAATCGGGTGTATTTTCAGTCCAGTTTTTTACTATATTATGCCATGTTACAGGTCTATCAATCGATTTTAGAATGCCCAAAAATGTCTTTTTTGAAAAAAATTTTGAACGAATCTGATTGCGAATAGAATTTACTGTAGTTATCTTTAATCTTTTATCCAATAGAGTATTAATATTTTGCAAAATACGTTCTTCTGCATATATATTTTGAAGAGGATGAGCTATAATTGGTAAATTAGATTCTGTAGTTTGTACGCTATAAAATGATGGTAACAAACCTGTCCTATTCTCAACTACCAACACATCAGTCCCAGGAAAATCTTCTCCATTAATACTTATTTTTTCAATGTTTTTTTTGGAGTTTATCTTAACATCTATTTCTTGATCTAAATAGCGACAAAAAATACTATTGATATAATCGTTGTTTGCTCCATCCATTACCACGTCGAATCTCAAACAAGTCTTACCCTCATACACACCTTTATCTGTGAACTCAAATACAATATTATTTTCTCCTTTTCTAACAGCTGTCTTAAAATCTCCAAAATCTACATCCTCACTCATCCACAATATAGGTCCTTTTTTATTTGTATTTATCCCTTGTTTTAACAGGGGAAATACTCTCAAAAATGAGCTTTTCCCAGAACTATTTGCGCCTACCAATATATTAATATCTCTTATCGGAATAATACCTGTATCAGCCAAACAATGTAAATTTTTAATTCGAATGGAGTCCATATTATTATATTCATATTGCTAAATGTTGCCCAAATATAGGAATTTCATTATAAAAATGAATAGTTAGTTTTGAATTTAAAGAATAATAAGTTTTCAAAATGAATTCTATCCTTTTTTTGTGTTAATAATAATTAAACATATCAATATGTAATTTTAAAAGACTTGCCTTTTAAAGATTTTATTTGTATATTTGCATTGGCTATTTAGCTCAGTGGATAGAGCGACGCTCTTACTAAGCGTATGGTCCCGGGTTCGAATCCCGGAATAGAATATACATTAAACAACATATAAAAGCAGGCTGATTATGAGGCCTGCTTCCTTTTTTTAATCCTCTATCAAATCTCATTCCTTACTTGGTATTAAGTCATTCATATATGCCCACTTAGCTTTTGGATGTATGGAATATCCTACATTATATGTCCCATAATCCCATACTTTTCCAAACAATTCAACTATTATTGCTTCACCTATATCTGGTATTTCGCTTGCAGAATGCCACACGCTATTTATGCGCCATTTCGTACCAGATTTGAATGAATAGGCAAATAATCTTCTTATTTCTTCCGGATCATGATCCCAACCAATCATATTGGCATGCTGGATTGCAGCCTTTTCAATATCTTCTTTCGTCATAATTCATGTTTTTGATGTACGCATTTCCAGCTCGTACGATTTTTAGATACTACTGTTTCAACCTTGTAACTCGTACCACAGACGCAAGCAAGATTTACACTAAGAGGTGGTGTCTTAACTATTTATCGAAGTCTGCTTTCAGTTCCACTTCGTACGATACTCTTTACTGCTGGTGTTTACGTGCTTTAATATTAGTTCTTCAAATTCAGTTTAACATTCTCTAATTCTTTCATTTTAAAATGCAACATAGCGATAGCATTCCATGCAACCTGTGCTGAATGTAAACATCCTGTATCATCATCCACATCATTCCCTTTCTCCACTTCAGTCAGATGTCTAAGCATAGCTCCTTTATAACGCTCATATCCATCCGGAAGGTTTTCCCAATTGTGTGCACCATATTTCTTGGCTCCGGCGGTATAAACCTTGGCTATCTCTTCCAATTCTGGCCATGGCAGGAGTTCCATCATAACCTTGTTGTCTATCCTGTCATTCTTTTTTGATCCTGTTTCTTCAAACATGTCTTCATGCCAATAATTTTTCCCGTTATCAATATCGATAGTATATATATCACCATCTATATTTGTGATTACAGCTTCTTTCCCTGAATATTTCTCAAAAGCCTCTAAGTAAATAGGACTCATAGTTGGGCCGTTATAAGATTCATAGTTTATTATTTTAACCCGATCTCCTTTTTTGAATTTACTCATCTTTTAATCCTCCTTTCATCCAATTTCCTATCAACAAAATCAATCAAATCCTGTACGGTTGCAGTGTCCCACATCGGGTCTTCCATCTCTTCATCCGTGATGGAAATACTAAACTCTTTCTCTACAGACATGGCTGTTTCTACCATATCGAGAGAATCAAACATCAAATCATCTTTCAGCTGATCGTCAACTTTGGCATCACTGTCGTATCGATGGATAATGGCCATCACCTTTTCTTCTGTATTCATATAAAATATTCTTTGCATTTAAATCCTTTTCTCGGTTCAAAATCCTTAAATTCACAAGACCGAAATACCCACTTCTTGTCCGCCCACGAAGCCAAATCTTTTTGCCATTGTGGTATTATTTGACGTGGATTATTAAGATCTCTATAAGGCTGGCAATGGGGCAAAAATTTTTTCCCTTTATCCCTCCAATGATTTACTCTGCTAAATGATTCTTTAAAATCGTCAAGCAAAATGCAGTAGAAGAAATATTCACCATGATAACCATATTTATCTATCAGAGAGATGGCTCGTTCACATTCTGCTATCTGACCTTGTGTGTCGCATCCGAATCGTATGCGTTTTATCCATTTTACTTTAGCTAGTAGTTTAGCTATATCCTCAGTAACTAACCTTGCATCCAGTCCTTGATTAAAGTCAACTTTCAGACCTAAACGTACAATCTTTTCGATCTGTTGCAACCCGTAATCAGAAGCCAGAATATTATTATCCATCAGTATAAGATTTTTTCTCCCTTCAATGGATATCTCCTCTACATCCATATATGGTCTAATATTCCCTTCTTTCAGAGGAACTACGCACCATTTGCATTTGTTAGGACATCCACGTGTCAGGAAACCGTATGCAGTGCGCTTGTCTATCGAAGGATAAATTGAATAATCAGGCTGAATACAATCAATTTCTTTTGGCAAACAAGAATGAATATCATATCCTGTACCACCTCGAATAACTTCTCCTTTTATGTTAGAAATGAAGTATTTGTAATCAGGTGTGAACGTAAATACTTTTGCCATATATAATTTATCGTAATTATCGAAAGGATTGTACCATTCAACATTATTCCCATTTTGTTTATGAAATGCACTTATCTTCATGAGTGCAAGGTTAGGATAGTTGCTGTCAACTGATATTAAGCCAATTTTATCCATACATATTATTTCAATTCAAATATTATTTTAATCTTATACCCTTTAATCGGGTTCTTTTTACAATAGCCTTCACCGAACCAGTTCCGGTCAAATGGGAATCTACGGAATAGATATCGGAAATAAGCCTCATTATATCTACGTTTCATATTGCTATCTGTTTAAATTTACATACCTATATCTCCAAGACGATATAGGTATATCTCGGCAGAGATATAGTAGTATCTCGTAAGAGATATACCTATGTCGTTTCTTGCAGATCCTATTAATAGATCTTTAGTTGGGATTGTATCTCGCGGGTGAACCGCGCGATGATCTTCTTCAGTTCTTGCAGTTCTTCTTCGCGGCGTGACATCTCTGAGATGAAGTACATGCTTTCGAGGTACGAGTTGTTGACGAACGAAAGCAGGTTGTTCAGGTTGCTTTCCAGGTCCACATCGTCATGGAAGGGGAGTGTGGGCAGCATGTTGCCGCATGGGCCATAGTAAATACCGTGGCGTTTGCGGCCTATTTCTATGCTCTGCCTGATCCGCTGGTTGAAGGCCTCGACCTTCGTTTTGAGCAGCTGCTTGGCATACTCGGTTGTCTGGCTGCTGCGGAGCATCGCTTCCATTTCGTTGAAGGCGTTGATGTAGGCCTCCTTGAATCGGGCAGCCGATTTTCCGGTGAAGCCCATGGCGAGGAATGTGAAGCCATCGCGGGTCAGATAATACATCGGATAGGATCTTGTGATGTTCCCGTTTTTTCGTTCGTAACAAGAGAGCACAAAATTGTGCCGTCTGAATAAATCACTGCATTCTAAAGAGTTGATCAATCTTAATACAACTTTGTGTTCTTTTTCAAAATATTCAGCAACTCTTAGAGAGGTGGTTACTACTTGGTTGTTTTCAACCATTACAAGCCCATTGTCCCGGGCGGGGAATAAATTTAATGTTTTCATCTGGGTGTGACAGTTAGATGATTAAACAAAAAAGCAGCTCTATATAATCCTAAGTTGTCACACCCACACATACCAGAGATATATGTAACGGATTATAATAGAACTGCCGTATGCCTTCTATTCTCTCTTTTGCCTGCTCGCTTGCAGTGCCTATGTATGGATGTGACACCGCAAAGATACCCAAATTTTGTAGAATGCAAAGAAAAAGCGGGAAAGATTTTTGTCTGTTCCCGCTTTGAGTTAGATAGAAAACTTTTGTTATTTGTTCTGTTTCGATTTGAAGAATATAAATACGCCTGCAACTGCCGCTATCGCTCCGACGGCTATTGATGCCGCTACCGTATCATATCCTTTGTAAAGAGCATAAAATGTAATGCCCGACAAGATGATTACAGACAAGAATGCAAAAATGATAGAAATGATAGTTGTAATGATTACGCTCTTCGACATTCTGTTTTCTTGCACATGCCTGTGTTCCATTTCGTTTTCAGCCATTTTGATAATCCGTTCTGCCGCTCCTGGAACAACCTGATCGTATTTTGCCAAGTCTTCAGGCAATGGTAAAGGTCCAGAATAGTGCGTTTGTTCGCTTATCTGGATTTCTTGCATGTTACTTGGTTTGTTCCTTGTATTTTTCATAAGCAGTCCGGATATCATTTCCTACATTACGCCAGTCTTGAGCAATTCGTTCGGCATCTGTTTTCTTCCTGAACTTCTTGTCATATTCTTTGATAGGGTTCTTCCCTAATGTGAAGAAAAACAAAACGCCTTCCATGAATATCAAGAAAAGGCTTGTTTTCTTTAGCATGTCTCCCATTTTCGTAATATAAATGCCCATCATACGGTGTTAAATATCATGGGCTGTTAATAGTTTACGGGGCAAAGGTAGCAGTTTTTGTTGTAAATCAAAGAAGAAGCTGTAAAGATTTTACAATCCTGTCCGGTTTATCACCTCTGGAAGCGGATTCCACGGGCTGTTTTCTGTTTCCCGCCGAGTACCATTTGGATGGTTCTTAGTCCTACCTTCAGCTCCTTGGCAGCTTCTTTCGTTGTTTGGTAAAAAACTCTCCGCCCGTCCTCGAATATGGCTATGACCGGTTTAGGAGGCCTTCCCATCCTGACTGGCGGTTCTTTGTCTGCAACATACGGCGGTACTTCGCCGCCGTAGTATGGCTCGAATTCCGAGCATCGAACCCACAGTTCGGATCTTCCAAGTGACGCCTCGTGTGTCTTCCGGTTGATATCTCTCACATGGCATATCTTTCCCTTGAACACGACTTCCGAGCCGATACGTACTTTTTCGTCAAACTCCTTTATTTTCATCGGATTTACATTTATCTTTTGAAGTGAAACTTTACTCTTTCTTTTTACCAAAACTAAAGAATTCCACCTTTTCGGCATAGATCTCGGCGACTGTTATCTCAGCACCAGATGCAGTGGTGTATCTTCTGTATTTCAGTTTGCCTTCAACGGACAAACCAGCCCCTTTCTTGACATGTTTTTCGGCAAAAGAACAACTGTTTCCTCGGCATACGATGTTGTGCCATTGTGTCTGTTCGGGAACTGTTGCTCCCGATGCAGTCGTGTATCCTCTTTCTGTCGTAGCCAATGTAAAACTGGCCACCCTGCTTCCATCAGGAAAATCGTATATCTGCGCGTCTTTCCCGGCGAAACCAATCAAATGAATTTTGTTGTAGCTCATAATACTATCTTTTTAATCAAATTTTAAATCAATCCCTGTCGGGACTCCATTCAATTGTCACTTTTGCTTTTACCTTACCGGTTCCGTCACAATGCTCGCAGATATCCGGCTTGCCGGCATGCAGGTCCGACATGAATGCACCGATACCATTGCATACCGGACATCGGTAATTGCTTACGTAGAAAACTTCAGTACGATCGCCATACTTTGGCGGCTCGATACTGATCATTTGTTTTTGACAACTCATATTCTTTCTGTTTTTAATTACTTCATTGATACATACGCCACACCCACATTGGATATGTCGTTGTCTTCGTAAGACATGTTCGTTCCGATGGCCATGGCTGCAGCCACGCAGCCGTCCACCTTCTCAGAGCTCCGCTTCTTGTCGATCTTGATGTTTTCGTTGGCATCTCGATAGATAGCCACGTTGCGGAACATCCACCGGATAACGGGGTTCTGCATCAGGTCGAGCTTTCCGGAAGCCACAAGCGATTCCAGTTCCTTGGTGGGTTCGCTCATGTTACGCATACTTTGGTTGAATTCATCCAGGATGTCGTCAAAACCCTCTGCCATCAGACCCTGTATGACCCCGTGATAAGCCTTGGCAGGGTCGAATGCAAGCGACTGCATATTGTATCGAAGCAGTATTTCAGACACGTCCCTCACAAAGTAGTTGATGTCGATCACATTGCCGGGTGTTATCTTGACCCATCCCTCGCTCACCCAGGTACGGTAATCCACGCGGTCTTCCTTTTCCTTCACCTTGGCCTCCGGAATCCAGAAGAAAAACTTCATGGCCGGATGCTCCAGCTCCGGAAAATAGAGGGCGAGGGCATTGATATCCATGTGAGAGGCGAGGTCTATCGCGCCCCAGCATTTCTGCCCATCCAGCATGTCGTCTGTGGTGCCATGATCGCAGCGTACCACCAGGTCGTCACTGATCCATACATCAGGAGCATCCACCCACATATTGAGATTCTTCGTCTTGAATGACACTTCATGTGTCCCGCCTTTGTTGATGGCATTCTGGTACTCAATCTCCATGAATGATTCTTTCACGGACACACCTAAGTTAGGCGATGCTTTATACCAGGTGGCGCGGTCGTGCCAGTCATCGCCTTCATCCGGGCAATAAATGATGGCGAATGTATTCTCATCCGTTTTTACGCCCTCGAGAATGTCGATATATACCTTGCGCATCTTGAAGTAGGGTGATTCCTTGTTGAAACCTGCAGTCGTGATAATGAAGATAAGTGGCTGCTTCCGGGCTCCCATACCGGAGGTGATCAGGTTGTAGATATCATCCGTAGGCCATGCATGCATCTCATCACAGATGGCGAAGTGAGGGTTCAAACCATCCTTGTTTTTCGTCTCCTTGGAAAGAGGCTTGTAGAAAGATGCTGTCTCTTCATACGTGATGGAAGTCTTCCATACTTTGCATACCTGGCTGAGTTTCTTACTCCTTGATATCATCTGCCCGGCAGCATTCCAACAGATTCCTGCCTGGTCTTTATCCACGGCTGCAGAATACACCTGGGCACCGCTCTCTCCATCGGCGATCATACCGATCAGCGCAATGATGGCCGCTAGTGTAGTCTTTCCGTTCTTACGCGGAACTTCCACTGCCGCGTAACGGAATCTGCGTACACCGTCCTTTGTCTTCCAACCAAATATGCTGTACAGGATAAAGCACTGCCAGTCTTCCGGAATAAATTCCTGACCAGCCCATTCACCTTCAAAGTGCTTGATGAGTTGGCAGAAGGATAGGTATCTCCTTGCTGCTGCATCATCGAAGTAGATGCCCTTTTCCATGGCCATCTTCAAATCATTCAGGTGTCTTTCTACCGCCAGGCGTTCATATTTCCCTGCCGGTCGTTCCCCTGACATTACCCTGTCGATGTATGACAGAGCTTTCAGTCGGTATTCTTCACCTTTTGTCAATCCTTTCTTAGCCATAATCAACCCAATAAATCTTCAATTGTTTCTTCTTTTCCCGTAGGAGCCGTGTTAATCCTCTGTCTTGATATCGGAGAAAAACCAAAATCGGAGCCGATTTTATTCACGATCTCTACCATTTGCCGATATAAAGCCAACTCAGGTGGTGCAACATAACCCGTCAAATTCCCTTCCTTATCGTACTTAGGAATGGCAGGCTCCCTCATTCCTTCCAGGCAGTCAAATACCAGATCAAGAGAGTTGGCATAAACGGCAAGTTGCTCCAGATCTAGCTCCGTAAGTACATTGAGCGCGATCAACTGGTTTGCCTTCTGTTTGAAAATATCCTTTGCCCTTTTAGTCGGTAACATCTTCAACTTTGAGCATGAAGTAATCTGTTTGATGTCTGTAATCTTATCAACTACATTCGTCTTCCCACTCATTCTACATGGCTGATCCGTTCCGCGCAGGATCTTCAATTCGTCTGGAATTGGTTTTCTACCCCTGCTCATAATTCCTCCAATTTTGCACGCACGCGCATTTAATTCGTGGCGTGGTCTTGGGCTTATTGGCCCAGAGATTGAATGCCCCCTCCCGGTTTCCGCATAAATTCAGGTGAGTGGAGCGGCCGTTCGTTATTTGTCCATAATTTGCAATCATATCCAATTTAATATTTATTAACAGTATATAATTTTCTTACTTATTCTATTTGGTAAGGTTTATATCACTGAATTGTGTTCTATTTGCTCGTTTCTTTTCCGTTTAAGGCTATTTCTTCCAAGACTTGGACTACTGGGTTACGCAATCTCATTTCTGCGTCTATCGAGCCTATATAAAGTTCTGTTGTCTTCACGTCTGTATGACCAAGCATAATCTGTACTTGACGGATGGGAACGTTCGCCTCGATAGCCCGTACTGCAGCCGTGTGTCTGAGACTATGTGCAGTCTTTTTCTTGGATTCTATACCCGCGTTACGCATCAGTTGGCATATATGCCTGCTAACACTTATGTCCTTCATCCGCTCGTGAAACCTAGAAGGGAACATCGGTTCGTTGTCGTCTTCTACGCCACGCTGAGTGAGATAGTCTGTTATCATGTCAGCTAAATGCTGCGTGATTCCAAACTTGGTGCTCTTTTGATCGTAACCTTTTCTCTTTACCAGAAGATAGTTGTATCCATCTTCTTTCTGAAGGTCACAGACCGAAAGATTATTCACCTCTGTGCATCTCAATCCGGTTGTCAGCATCAGGAACACCATCGTGTAGTCACGAAGTCCAATGATCTTGTTTCGGTCGATCGAGTCAAGAAGCCTGACGACTTCTTCCTGAGTGAGGTGTTCTTTCCGGTAACCTTTTGCTTTACGCTTGTATTTGATATCGGCGGCAATATTTTCTCCATAGCCATATTCTTCGATGAACTGATAGAACAGGCGAAGAATCGTAAGGTAGGTATCAATAGTGGAAGCTTCTTTACCCTGGGCAATCAAATGGCTTTTATATGCCAGGATATCGGATCGTTTAAGCGAATTTATGTTTCTTCCGGTAGTGATAATCCATACCTTGAACACGTTCAGCTGACGTCGATAGGTGTTTTTGCTTCGAACCTTGACATCCAAGTTGTCGAAGAATTCCTGTTCAACTTCGCTCCATAGCTTTTTCATGATTGATCAATTTTTTATCCCTATTCCCTTTCTTGATATTACATTTCCTGCATAGAGCCTGCCAGTTCGATTGGTCCCAGAAGTCATCGCACACTGCAACCGGAATGATGTGATCCACCACTTCAGACGGTGTGTAAATCCCATTTTTCAGGCATTCCTGGCATAGTGGATGCTCATGTCTGAAAGCTTTACTTTCCCTGGTCCATCGGTTGGTATGATATAAATCGTTACTTCTCGGGCGATCTTCCATCTTCTCCGATCTCTTGTTATATCCTGACCAACCGTATTTCCTGATTCTTTTTTTTGCTGTTGTTGCCATTTCATTACAGCGGATCACCGCCATTTTTAGGTGAATCTCCAATTTTTGTCAAATCTTCCGAGTAAGCGAATTCTACTTTCCCGGTACATCCGTCTCTTTGCTTGGCAATATTGATCAGTCCAATACCCTTGATGGCATCTGTGTCCTGGTAATATTCCGGACGGTGAATGAGTAGTACGACATCGGCATCTTGTTCTATGGCTCCTGATTCACGAAGATCAGACAGCATGGGTATTGAAGTCGTTTTCTTCCCTCCTTGTAGTTTCTGCTCTATGTTTCGGTTCAGCTGGCTTAACAGGATTACCGGTACGTCCAATTCCTTGGCAAGTTGTTTGAGCTGTTTGGTCGTATTGGCGATCTCTTGCTCTCGGTTATAATTCCTGTTTTCACTTTTCATGTTCATCAGTTGCAGATAATCGATCATGATAGCCGATAACCCTGATTTGCGTTTCAGATTCATCGATCGAACTTTGACCTGCTGAATGGACAGTGAAGGAGTCTCATCTATGTGGATAGGCAGTGATCTCAGATATCCGGAAGCCTCAATCAGCTTGTTTCTGTCTTGTGGAGTAAGACGGCCATCTTTGAAGGCATTCCGGTCAATATCCGTACATGACAGTAACAGACGGTTTGCCAGTGAGACATCATTCATCTCCAACGAGAATATGGCCACACGTTCGTTGGCTTGTGCTATCGACTTGGCGAAATGGAGTAGGAGTGAAGTCTTACCCATTCCAGGTCTCGCCCCAACTACGATCAACTGCCCAGGTTTGAATCCGTGTAGGTATCTGTCCAGTATCCTGATCCCTGACCGCAGTCCCCAAGGTTTTCCTTCCCGGTTAATCTGCTCGCGCTTCTCGTATTCTGCCAAAGCCCTGTCTGTCGATTCTGCCATGGTGCGTATCGGGTTGGAATAATCCATGTCATTCATCACATCTTCCACGATACGGATAGCCTTGGCAACCTGGTCTCCTACATCGGCTGATGTGTCCATGCTGAGCGATCTGATCGTTACTCCAGCTTCCATAAGCTTTCTCGAGGTGTAGCATTGCCTGATAAACATCGCATGTTCTTCCAGGTTTGTAGTCGACCCTACGTTCGATGCGTATTGGCTTATCTGGTAAGCACCACCGGCGTTTTCCAGATCGCCTGTTTGCAACAAGCGGTTGGTTACTGAGATGATATCTGGTTGTTGTCCATCGTTCCAAATATCCTTCACTGCTTGATATACCAGTTTCAATCGCTGATCTGCGAAACAATCGTCTCGTAAAATCTCTACTACTCGGCAGATAGCAGACGATTCCAGTAGCAGGCAACCTATCACATATCGTTCGGCCGAATGTTGTTGTTCGATCTGTTTAGTGTAAGCATCCGTCGTATGGCGACGCTGCCGGTTCTGTATTTCTCTTGCCATAATCCCAATCTCCTCTTTGGCGGCGTACCCACGTCATGATGGCCATACGCCAGTTCTTCATGTGTTTTTTACCGATCATCCAGCCCACGCTCTCGTAGTAGGTGTAAAACATCTCGGCGTCGATGTCTAATCCTTTTTCTTCGATATGAGATTTTATCTCGTCCAAAGTAGGCTTGACGAAAGGTTTTGTATTATTTTTTCTTCCTTCCCCCACACCCCTATCTATCTTAGCCCAGTTATTATTTTTATTATTATTTATATTATATAGGGGGGTTATAGGGGGGAAAGATACTTTTTGCGGTAAAAAAGTATCTTTTTGATTTTCTAAACTATTGATTTCTTTATTGTTATACGAATTTGATACGTTCGTATTACGTTCGTAATTCGTTCGTATTACGTACGTATTATTTTCTCCATTTTTATCGTTGTTTTCGGTAGATTTTTCAGCCAACATTTTCTGTTTTTCCCATCTTGTTTTGATGGCTTTCATGGCCGAATTTTTTCTTTTTTGAAGTCGATCATCGATAGCCTTAATGTCATCGATAAGCTCCTGCGAATAAAAGAAAGCACCGTTCTCAATGTCGAATAAGCCATATTTTGAGATGACTGTTTCTACCTTGGCTTTAGAAGTCTCCCACCTCGCTGCAAGCGCAGGGATTGTATCAATCGGAAGCTTATGTTCGTCTTCCTTGCATAGCATTTCCAGGAGAGCCCAGAAGATGCCATATCCTTCCATGCCGAGCTGGTTCACCATACACAGCATACGCTTGTCGCTGATCATGTCGGCATCATGTGTAAACGACGTCGAGGCACTCATGTATTTTTGTTTTTAGAGATTTCTTTTGGATAAAACATATCACAATATCTGTAGGCATTGGCTACTTTGCCCACACCTAGCTTCATGCACCTGACGACGATGTCTTTGGGCTTTCGCCCATTGGCGCAATCTTTGCATCTAACAAGTTCCTTTTTCATGCGAATCAAATTTTAAATGATTGTGGGAGGCAGGGGAATCGAACCCCTGTAAAACATGTATATTACAAAAATGGTAAGAAGCGATAATGATCTAAACATAAACTAAGACAATGATTTCCTTTCCTCCCGTGCGCCGGACAATGTCCGGCAAAGATCATATCTCAATCACCTTGGGTAGGGCGAATATACAACAGGCCATGCCTGCCAGGTAAAGCAGGTTATGATGCTCTCTGAAATATTCGGCACAGGCCACTATAGCCGCCATCAAGATGATACCTATAATCATGCTGATTAAAAATCTTACTACATTCATATCTAAGTTAAAAAGTTAAATTATACAATAAGAATATTATATCATATCATAAGTAGTCCCGAATAGCCCCTGAACGATCGTCGCCACCAGGCTCCTGTTCGATTACTATTCAGTATTGTCCCCAAAATGTCAAAGATCTCTGTCGTTGTCAGCTGTCAGATACGTTTGCCTTCCAACAGCTTCATCAGTTTTTCCGGATCAAATACCAGCCTCCTTCCCAGCTGCGTGGTGGCCTGGTCTATTGCTCCAGATTTGCGCAAACTCATTGCCTTTGTCTTGGAGATTCCGAGATATTCGGCAAGTCCGTCAATGCCATGTATCAGCCTCTCATGCTTATGGGATGATACAGTCTCTTTGGGCGGCTGTACGTCAGCATGGCATCTGCGCATGAGCTCCATAAACTCGCCGACTGTAAGCTGCCAGATGGGAGTGCTTGCATTCATTTATTTTTGATTTTTATTCCTGAAATATTCCGTTTGTATGGGCATACTTGATAAATTCTGCCTTTTCGTGGATACCCAGCTTCTGATATACAGAGCGGATATGATTCTTCACCGTATGAGGTGACAGGTAGAGTACCGAAGATATTTCTTCGTTAGAGTAGCCTTCATACACCATCTTCATGACACGCATTTCTGCGTCTGACAGACGTGTATTCAGTTTGGGATTGCAGATGCGTCCTTCGTAAGGACATTCTCCCCTTAGAGGACACGAGACACGTTCAAAGTGCATCTGTCCGTTCCGATCAATATCCTTTTTCGTATTGTCTAGAGCCCCAAAGTTGCATTTCATGAACCTGGAGACGATCAGATATTGAAAGTAAGGCACATTTGGCGCGCTCTTTTGGTAGCATTCGGTCAAAGCTTTGTAAGCATCCGGGTATTGCTCACGAATACGCTGCAAGATTCCTTGTATAAGGTCTTTGTCTTGTTCGCTCACCCGTTCGTTCTTACCATTCGGATAGATGCACCACAGCTCTGAATCGAAAATGTAAAATTCAACATCGTTCATGGCTGATTATTGTTTGATAAGTTCTTCTTTGCTAATTCCAGTCATTTCCTGGATGATCTTTAGGTGTTCAGGATTCTTGGGCAGTATTCCGTATTTTACCCAAAATCGGGTAGTAGATACTGCCACTTGGCAACGTCTGGCCAGTTCCATCAGGAACTCAGTTTTTGGATGGGAGGCACTGGGTAGGTTCTCGTAATAGTCCATGAGTGCCATACTCATCTTGTTTTCATCAAATCCCTTTGTTTGATTTCCCATAATTTATATTTTTGTGTTGTTGTATTGTGATTACTTTGCAAATATACTAACAGTTAGTATATAATCAATATTTATATGGCTAAAGTTAGTATAGTTTGTATTATTTAACATAACTGTTAGTATGGAGGCTTGGGAAAGAGTTGAATTTATAATGAACAAAGAAGGGTTAAACAAAAACTCTTTTAGTAAAGCTATAAACCTTTCAAATAATGTAACTATAACGAGAATACTGAATGAAAAAAGAAAACCTTCAAATTCTACGATAGACAAAATTTTGAAAGCTTTCCCAAAGTATAGCCGAAAATGGCTTACTGAAGGTGTTGGTGATCCTTTAATACCAGATGCAGAATATATGGCATATAAAATCGAATGTTCTCCAGCATTAGATACAAACGTAATGATGGTTCCATTAGTGAATCAATATGTACATGCTGGGTATATGTCAGGTTATGCTGATGAAGAATACGTAGAAACGTTGCCAAAGATTCCATGGATAGTCGACAAGGAATATAAAGGTAGATATATCAGCTTTGAAGTAAAAGGTGATAGTATGGATGACGGGTTGAAACATAGCTACGAGCAAGGTGATATTTTACTTTGTCGTGAAATCAATCCGGACTATTGGAAATGTAAATTACACATCCACCAGTGGGATGCTTTTGTAATTGTGCACAAAACGGAAGGTATCGTTGTGAAGCAGATTATAGACCACGATGTTGAAAAAGGTATCATTACCGTACACTCATTCAATCCGATTTATGAAGATTATAAAATTGATCTGCGCGAAGTTGCTCAGATTTTTAATGTAGTAAAGCAACAGAAGAACAAATGAAATATACTAACTAAACAATAAACGTATGAAGAAGATTTTATTAAGCTTGTCTGCTATCTTGACATTATTATTTTCAAGTAGCTGTACAGAAGAAGTATCGATGGAAAATGGAATAACCCCCGGTAATGACGAGTATGTAACTGTAAACATTAAGCTGGGTGGAGAAATATTAGATATTACCCAGGAACCTATGACGAAAGGATTAACTAGTAACGACCTGACTGCAATACAGATCAAAGAGGTGGTAGTGAATGATTACGAAGAAGAAGTTCCATACGCTTGGGGATTATTTGATGATGTGTCAAATATATCTGTCAAACTGAAGAAAGGGGCAAAGTATGATATTGAGGCTACTACGATTATAGAAGGTAAGGTAATATTGGGATTTTCAAGCGATGGATATAATAATCCTTTTAATTTGAATGATGGAGTAACATTTGTAACTAATAAATTTGATATTAGCTCTACACTATGCTTTTTAAACTTATATTCTTCAAATATTGCTTTAAAAGGAGTAGAAAGATCTTATGAATTTTCAAAAGCAGACAAATATTATTACACAAATTCTTTTGTGGTGCAAGAAAATTCAGATATAAGCTTTGACATGAAGAGAGTTTCTTCTGGCCTTAAAATTACAACAAATAATCTAACTACTGGATCATTGCTTGTTGAATCAAATGATTTTGAACAGATAGTTATTAAGCCTGGAGAAGAGTTTGATGAAATATATACTATTCCTTGGTACTTCCGTTCTCAGGATTCCAATTCTTGGGACAAAGACGATTGCAAGGTATCTACTATGATGACATTTACATACCAGGATGCTTCTGGCGAAAAGACGCAGATTGCATCACAGAAGATAGAATTTACAAGAAATAAGAAAACAGTTATTACGGTAAACATACCTGCTGATGAAGAAATAGACTCACAGAAGAGCGCTATAAAAGTATCACTGGATGATACTCCTATGGTGGATGGCGATAAAATAACGATAGGGTAATCCTGTCTGAGTTTACATAGGTATATCTCCGTGGTGATATAAGCATATTTCCGGTGAGATATACCTATATTTTTTAATAAGGCACTAAACAAGTATGATCAGGTGGTATCACATCTTTGTTCTCGATAAAGAGAAAGACAAGACAGACGCGAAGATCCGCTTCCGGGTGAAGTGGGGGAAAGACATCGTTGCCTTCAATGTTGGGTATCGTGTGGAAATAAGTAAATGGAACCCCGATACGCAACGTGTGAAGAATAATACAACGCATGGAGCAAAGAAGATACCGGCATCTGTCATTAACCGCGAAATAGGGAGGTTTGAGACGGCTGCCGATGAACTGATCGCACGTTACGAACGTGATCGAAAAGTACCTACGAAGGATCAGTTCCGGAAAGCATTCAAAGAATTGATCGGAGGGAAGGATCCCGATGCAATGAGCTTTTTTGATGTGATTGAGAAATTCAAGAAAGAAGAAGGATCACTTCATGGCTGGTCACACGCAACGATTCAGAAAGTAGATACGATGAAGAAGCATTTGTCAGCATTCAATCCGGACTTGACTTTTAGTGATCTGGATGAACACGGAATGTCCGATTTTGTTTCTTATCTCCGTTCTTCTGATCTGCGCAATACAACGATCCTAAAGATGGTTTCCATGCTGAAATGGTTTATGCGGTATGCTGTCCGTATAGGAGCAACCGATAATCATGCCTTCGAACATTTCAGCTCGCATCTTAAAACACCAGAAAAAGTCGTCATCTTCCTGGAATGGGAAGAATTGATGCGAATGTATCGATTTGAATTCCCCGAATCGAAAAAACATCTCGAGACAGCACGTGATATGTTCTGTTTCCAGTGTTTCACCTCGCTTCGCTATTCAGACCTGTACAATTTGAAGAAATCAGATCTGTATGATGATTGTATCAAGATCACGACCATAAAGACTGCAGATACAATACAGATCGACCTGAACGATTATTCGCGTGCCATACTGGATAAGTATCGCGATATAGAATATCCGTTAGGACGTGCCCTTCCGGTGCAATCCAACCAAAAGATGAACGATTATATCAAACAAGTTGCTTACCTTTGTGGCATCGACAAGCCGGTAAGTTATACGTATTATAAGGGTGGGGACCGTATTACGGAAACAAAACCCAAATACGAACTAATAGGGACTCATGCCGGAAGAAGGACATTTATCTGCAATGCGCTCATGCTTGGCATTCCCCCAGACATTGTTATGAAATGGACGGGACACAGCGATTACAAGGCAATGAAACCTTATATCGATATCGCGGACCAGGCAAGAAAGGACGCAATGAATTTATTCAATAAGCGATAA